TGGTTTTAATTTCTTTGCGTCTTCTTGTATCTTTTTTATTTCCTCAGAAGTTCCATACTTCGCAACATCTTTCTTTTTAAGTTCTAGTTTTTTAAGAAGTGTTTTCTTTTCTTCTATGGCGCCTGGGGCAAATGCGTCTGGGAATTCTTTGTCTAAGGTAGATTTACCCTCAACAACTTTTCTTAATTTTTCTTGTTCTTCTTTATTTTGTTTTCTTTTTTCAGCAGACTCTTGCATAAAATCGAAAACTTCATAAGCCATGTATGCCCAACCTAATCCTGGAACAAATCTAAACGCCCCTTTAAGACCACTCTTTAATGTTTGCATCGCAAGAGGTTTAGATGATTTACCTAAAACTGATTGCATAGCATTAGGACCTTTAGGGGTTGCTAGTGAAGACATATTTGCTTTAGGAATACCAGATAATTTACTCCTTGCACCAAAGTTATTAGGTTTATTACCTTTTATAAAATTCTTAATACCTTTAAAACCTTTCCAACCTGCATATGTTGTAGCCATATCACCCATAGTGCTACCAGTTCCAAAAGTATTTCCAACACCATTATTTCCCAAAACATTACCAACACCATTATTTCCCATATTCTTATTTTGATTGGCAAGTGAAGCAGCATCGAGAATACCCATACTAGAAAGTTTGGCAAGAAAACCTTCTTTACCTTTATTTTTGAAGAATGCTTGTTTCTCAGAAGACTTTGCTTTTCTTTGTTGTTCTTGTAAAGTTTCTCTTGCGAAAGCAGCATCTCTTTCTGCTTGTTTTAATTGTTTTTCTTGAACCTTTAAAGACTTATTGAAAGTTGCGTGCATAGAATCGACAGATTTCTTAACATTAAGCAATCCATCTCTCATAGACTTTTGTAATCTTTCTCTATTGTCTTTTTGAGAATCTATAATATCTTTGTTATATTCTTCAGCCATTTCTTTGTCGTTCTGCATCTTCTTCTAAATGTTCTGTTAAGAAGTTTACATATACTTCCCTTTCCCAAGGAATCATATATTCTTATTCTGATAAATAGTATTTGTGATGTTGCAACAATGCGAAGTTCAACTCATACAAATTCGCTAACGATTCATGCATGAGTGCTAAGTAAAAAAACTACTCAGTCCCTCCAATGTTACTGAATCGTCTTTACCACACCCTTCACACTTCCATTTTAATTCATATGAAAGTCTAGGCATCTCACTTAAAAACTCTGTTATTTTTTCATATTGATTCTGTTTTAAATTACCTAACCATTCAAACATCTCTTCTTTGGTAAACTCATTATATACAGAATCTTTATCATAAACATATTCAATACAATTATTTATTATTTCCATCTCAATATCATCAGTATCGAAAGTTGATACCTCATTTAATGAAGGGTATCTCATTTTAACACCAATATTATCATCTAGCATTATCTTACCGTCACTCACTTCTTTATCAACGGTTACTTCTTCTAAGTTAATCTGAAGACTTGTTACATGCTTACACTCAGAGTCTTCACCATGATTAACTTTCATATTAATAATCTCACCAACCGACTTACCTCTTATCTGTAAGAACAAATGTTCTACATCAAAGGTTGCTAACTTACTACTGTCAATGTCAGTTATTACACAAGAGTCAATAATATTTAATGTTGCTCTTGCCATTTCTTTTTCGTCTCTACCATCAAGTGCCATTAATAAAACCTTCTCTTCTTTTACTAAGAATGGTCTATATTCTACTTCCTGACCAGTCGAAGGAATTTTAGTGACAAATGTCGGTATTGCCAACTTCGGTAAACTCATTATATACTCCTATTATATAAAATTATAAAAACTTTGCTATAGCATTCTTTCCTGAATTAATAACACCACCTAAATTTTTACTTACATTATTAATTAACTGTGGGCTTGCAGCTACAATCGCACCCAATGGTGGTTTCTTCAAACTAATATTACCCAATCCAGGAACTCTAAGTCCTGCTTGTAAATTACCACCTTTACCCAAATTAAATGAGAAACCTACACCAAGTCCTGCTTGATTACTATTATCTACTGTGATAAATTGGTAATTCTTAAAAGCAAAAGTTACTTGTAGTTTCATCAAATCACCAGAACCCCAATCCATACCAACCTCACCAATTAAAACTGGATAAGCATCGTTTATCTTATGAATTGTTCTTATATCACCGTCTGGTCCATATTGTCTAATTTCTATCGTTCCCACATAATCTTCATAATACTTTGTATTAAACTGTGAGTATCTACCATTACCACTTGTATCATATGCCCCAGTGTTCACCATATTATCATGCCATCTTTCGAAATAATCTTTCTCTCTTAAATCTTCAGACATAAGAAATGATAAGTTTAAATCACCATAAACTTGTGAATAAGGAATCTTTTGAAGTGGTCCGTAGTTTGTAAATCTATGTTCTAGTGTTGAGATAGTTCTTCCTGGAATGTTAACCGTGTCTGCTCTCATACTTAAATGTCTTGCTTTCTCACCACCATCGTATGATATTAAAATATCAAAGTGAGATGCTTGAGCAACACCAGTCTGATTAATTGAAGATGTTAATGCGTTTACATTGAATCCCATTATATCATGCTCCTTGAATCTGAATAAACTTTCTGTGAGTTTGCCATCTTAAATCTCTGTGTTGGTAAAAATAAAGCAATATCCCACTCTGCTGGATTGATGTAAATAAACTTAGACCTAACATGCTCAGACAAATAATGTTTGAATGTCGGTTTAAAATATTTGTATTTACTCGCACCTTTTAATACACCATATGATAAAGCAAGTTTAGTTGAATCATCATACTTCTTATTATTTGTAATACTATACAAATTATCCATTAACTTTGCTCTTAGGGTCGGTGGTAGATAATGTAAGTTAATACCATAGAACCCACCTTCAGCAGGTCCGACCATAAAAATCAGTGGGAATGTATCCCAGTATGGCAAGGTCTTTTTATGTTTAGGGTCGTAGATGTAATGATACATCGAACCAACTTGAGGTCCACTTTTTGCCCTTTGACTATCAGCAAGAAGTTTTTCTGGTGTTACTCTAGTTCTACCAATCTTCTGTGCCTTACCTCTAAACCAATCACGAGCATCGTCTGTTCTCGCAGGGACTTGTCCCGAACGAATACCTCGTGTTAATAAGTCGTCAAATACTGTTGCCATACTCTATTTATACTCGTTTACCAAATAAGTCTGCTTCAGTAATGAGTTTAAATTCCCAATCTCTCTTTTTACAATAGGCAAGGGCAGATTTCCATTTTGCTTGATTGATACCCCAAGTCTTTACTTCGTTCAAATACTTTTTAGTAATACGACTTTTCTTTTGAGGTTCTCTGGTTTGTGCGTGTGGTTTTATTTCAACCATAAAAGTTTTACCTTTCTTGTTTTGAAATATCATATCTGGAAAGTATCTATGTCGTTTACCGTCTATCGGTGACACATATGGTATGTTCATTTCTTCACTTGCCCACCATACAACATCAGGACTTTTGTCGAGGTATGACATAAACGATAACTCCCACGAAGAACGGTAAACTATCTTCGTTGGGTCACCTCTATACTTCTTAGGATTTTGGGGTTTAAACTTTCCTTGATAAAACTTCATTCAATTTGTTATAAATACATAGAAACAATTATATTTATCACTATGCCAATCAATCTAAAACAACTCAAAGGTGAAGCATTATCTCAATTAGTAAACTCTCAACTACCCAGTGGTTTAAGAGGAAACTTCGATTCAAATGGTTTAAGGTCAATCTCTGGTAATTTTAATCAGTTATTAAAGAAAGGTCAAAGACCAACTTTTGACCAAATGAATTCTGCTAGGTTTGGAGCCAATGTAGAAGGTAAAGGTAAAGTTCATGCCCCAGTTATATTCCCTACCGATTTAGATGATGACCATTATATTATGTTCCATGTAATGGATAGAAGAAGACCAAGTAGACTTGATGTTGTTACAAAAAGAGCATTTAAAACAATAGTGTTACCATTACCAAGTTCTATAAACGACCAACGAGGTGTTGCTTATAATACCGAAAACTTACAAGCAATTGGTGCTATGGCAGCAGGTAGATTGAATTTGGGGATAGACGATGTTACGAAAGGTTTGGGTATGATTGGTGATGCCTTTGAAATGGGTTTTGCTAAAAAGAAAGTTGGTGGTGCTTCAGCAGATAATGAAGATGTTATTTCTGGTAATCAAGCAGGTGGTAAAAATGTAGGTGTAGGTTCTAACCCAATTTCTTCTTTAATAAGTGTTGGTGTTCTTGGTAAACTTGCTTCTAAGGGTGGTGGTTTCTTAGGCGCTTTAGCAGGAGCAGCTTCTGCTGGTAAGGCAGCAGCAGGAATCGGTTTAGCAGAAGGTATTGCTATCAATCCACACACTGCGGTTCTATTTGATAATGTAAACTTCAGAGAATTTAATTTTACCTATAAGTTTGTAGCAAGAAATCCACAAGAGTCTGCTTTAATTAAAGAAATTACAAATACTTTTCAATATGCTATGTTACCTAGTGCGGGTGGTAAGTTCGCAGGTTTTGCTTATGAATATCCAGAAGAGTTTGAGATTGAGTTTGCCGAGTCGGTGAAGAACCATATGTTTACATTCGGTCGTTGTGTTCTAAACTCATTTAATGTAAATTATAATGGTGAGAATATGCCAGTGTTTTTTGAAGATACAAACGCACCAGTATCAATTGAAATCAGTATGAATTTCCAAGAAACAGAATTACTCAGTAAAGAAAGTATTGCTGAATCTCCTTATGAAGTTCCACCACCTAGTGGTGTTGGAATTATAACTTCTCCAGAAGAAAACAATGTAATAGTTAACGACCCAACAAAAGGTTATGGAGGGGCATAATGAGTAATTATTTTTCATACTTTCCAAAGACACCACATGATTTAACTAACGAAGGTCAAACAGTTCAGTTAACAAATCTGTTAAGAAGATTTAAGATTCGTTCAAATGTTAAAGATAGAGTTAATGTATATTCTAGTTATGTAATTCAATCTGGAGATAGACCAGATACTCTTGCTGAAAGATTTTATGGTAGTTCAGCATTAGCATGGATTGTTTTACATTTCAATGATATCATTGACCCAGTATTTGATTGGCCACTTTTCCATCAAGATTTTGATAATTATATTAAAGGTAAGTATGGTAGTGTTCCAGAAGCAAAAGCAGAGGTTCACGAATACAGACAGATTATTAGTGACGCCTTTGTAAAGAACGATGGCACACGAATTGGTAGAAGATATTTGGTTGTAGACCAAACAACATATAGTTCATTAGCACCTGCTAGTAGAGAATCAGTAGACAAATATACATATGAGTTAGAACAGAATGACAAGAAAAGAAGAATTAAGATATTAGATAAACAATATCTAAAAGCACTTCAAAATGAGGTAAAAGTTATTCTTAAAAATGGTGTCTAATTATGGCAGATTATAATTTTTCAGGTGATGTTGATATTGAACAAATCACTTTAATTGGTGGTGATGGTTCAATTCATAATATTCAAGAAATGTTTCTTGAAGTCAATATCTATCAATCCATTTTCAAAAAATATATAGAATGTGATATCATCGTATCAGATGCTATGAATATTGGTTCACAAATAAAAGGTAGTCCAGATGATGATGTTCCTGATGGTTTTAGGGGTATTGAAAATATTCTTATTTCATATAGAGAAAGAACAGACCCAAGTCAAGATGCTGTAATACCTTTTAAAAAACATCTCTTTGGTGTATATGAAGTTGCCAGTAGAAGAAGAGATGGTGAAGGTGTAGAAGGTTATATTCTTTCTGGAATTAGTGTTGAAGCATATCGAACACTCCCACAAAAGATTTCTAAGTCTTATGGTAGAGGACGAGGTAATAAGATATCAAAGATGATGGAAAGTTTGATGAGTGAATATGTTTTAAATACCGAATTACAAAATGAATACCAAAGTATCGGTTTAAATAAAACTATCACCATAGATGAAACTTCTGGAGTTCACAAATACATTATTCCAAATTATTCTGTAGATAAGACAATAGACTTCTTTTGTAAGAAAGCAGATTCAGATGACCATTATCCTTATTATATTTTTTATGAAGATAGTAATGGTTTTAATTTTAGAAACATACCTAATCTAATTTCTGATGGTGCGATAGATTGGACTTACACATATTATCCTTCAAACTTTAAGGTAGAGGGTCAAGATGTTGAGGGTTCTGACCAATATAAGATATTAAATTTTAAATTACTCAAAGAAAATAACTTTTTAGAAAATGTAAAAGGTGGTATGTTTAAATCAAGAAGTATTGGTATCGATGTTCAAAGAAAGAATAAAATAGAAAGGGTATTTAATTATAATAATCAACACGACAAGTTCACTACATTCGAAGGTGGTTATTACCCAATAGAAGTTGAGGGAGATGCTATATTAAATGTATCACTTACAAAGTTTGGTCAGGACTCAGACCCATTCTTTAATGGTGATAATATGGTCATTCCTAAAAAAGATATAAGTATAAAGAATAGAAAGCAATCGTATAATAAACAAATATTTAATAATATTATGCAAGTTACTATTGCTGGAGACTCAACAAAAAATGTTGGTCAATTAATTGATTTACAATTTTATATTAATAGTGGTATTGAAGATGCTAAGTATGAAGTTGATAAGAGTATATCAGGAGAATATCTGATAACAAAAGTTAGACAAACAATGAACGATGAGAAACTAACAACAGTCTTAGAATGTTGTAAAGACTCACCAATAGTATAATAGGAGAAATAAAATGCCTTTACCAAATAGTAACAGAAGACAATTCATTCAAGAAGTTGTTGAACCAGAAGTTTCTACTCCAGTAGAACCAGAAGTTCTTCAAGAAATTGTAGAAGAAGCACCTGCACCTGCTAAGAAAAAGAAAAAAGCAGCACCAAAGATTGGTGGTAGAATTAAAAAAGCAGTAACTAAAGCAAAGAAGACAGTTCAAAATAGATAATGTTTAATAACTCTTTAGGTGGACAAGGTTTCACTTGGTTTATCGGTGTTGTCGAACAACGAACAGACCCCCTTAAAATGGGTAGAGTTCGTGTGCGTTGTTTCGGATATCACACAGATGACAAAGATAAAATCCCAACCGAAGAGTTGCCTTGGGCGACCGTAGTCAATAGTATTGACTCTGCCTCTATTAGTGGTATCGGTAAATCACCTACTGGTATTGTAGAAGGTTCGTGGGTAATGGGTTTCTTCCTTGATGGTCAAGAAGCACAAAACCCTATGATACTCGGAACAATACCAAGTATGTCTGCTTCACTACCAGATACTACAAAAGGTTTCAACGACCCTAACGGAGTTTACCCACAAAAAGCAAATGAATCTGATGTTAATCAGTTAGCAAGAGGTATCAACAAAGCAGTTACACCTATAGATGATTTAATCGAGGAACCTGCCTCATCATTCAATTCTTCATATCCACACAATCAAGTTTTAGAAACTGAGTCTGGTCATATAAAAGAATACGATGATACTGAAGGTGCTGAAAGAATTAGAGAATATCATAAGAGTGGAACTTATTATGAAGTTCACCCAGACGGTTCTAAATCAACGCATGTAGTAAGTAACAATTATAAAGTTGTTGTTGGTGATGAAAGTGTTCATATCAGTGGTGATGTTAAAGTTTATATAGATGGTGATGCGACTTTAAATATACAAGGTGATTATAATACATTCGTTGGTGGTAAGACAAACATCGTATCAGCAGGTAATATGAGATTAATCGCCCCTCGTATTGATTTGAATCCAGACGAAGACCCACAAGATTTAGAAGCAACTAAACGAGAGGTTGGTGGTGTCACCTTAGCATTGGCATCCGTTGATGGTGTTCAAGGAACAATTGGCACACCTCTTTGTACACGACCTGAAGACCAATTTGATTGGGCAAAGAAAATTTATAATGAAATATTCGAGAAAATAGATTGGAGAACGAGTCCAAAACAATTACTAGACGCTTGGGCGACTGCTGCTAATAACTATTATAAAC